TGAACAATGGCTTTATGATAATACTGAAAAATTCTGTAAGAATCGAGCAGTCATTAATGCAATCATTGATGCATATGATATTGTAGAAGGTAAACATAAAGACAAAACTGAAGATGCTATACCAAGTCTTTTATCAGATGCTTTGGCAGTAAGTTTTGATTCTTCTGTAGGTCATGATTATCTCGAAGATTATCAAGAACGATATGATTTCTATCATAGAGTAGAAGAAAAGATTCCATTTGATCTTGACATCTTCAATAAGATTACAAAGGGTGGATTATCTAAAAAGACTTTGAATATCATACTTGCAGGTACTGCAGTAGGGAAAAGTTTGTTTATGTGTCATGTTGCTGCTTCCAGTCTTCTACAAAATAAGAATGTTTTGTATATTACCATGGAAATGGCTGAAGAACGTATTGCAGAACGTATAGATGCTAATCTTCTTAATATGAATATGAATGAGATGGCTACAATAGATTTGCCTACATATAATAATCGTATTAATAAATTGATTAAGAAGACTTCCGGTAAACTTATAGTTAAACAATATCCAACTTCAACTGCCCATTCAGGTCATTTTAAGGCTTTATTAGAAGAATTGAAGATCAAACGTAACTTCAAACCTGATATGATAATTATCGATTATTTAAATATCTGTTGCTCTTCACGTATTAAAAATGGTTCAGGTGTTAATTCATACACTTATGTTAAATCGATAGCTGAAGAACTTAGAGGTCTTGCAGTTGAATATGATGTACCATTATTAAGTGCAACCCAAACAACACGAGGTGGTTTTGGTAATACAGACGTAGAATTAACCGATACTTCAGAATCTTTTGGTTTGCCTGCTACAGCAGATATGATGTTTGCTTTAATTGCTACAGAAGAACTTGAAAACTTAAACCAAATCATGGTTAAGCAACTTAAGAATCGGTATGCAGATCCTGGTTATTATAAACGATTTGTTATAGGAGTTGATAGATCTAGAATGAAACTATATGATGTAGAAGAATCTGCTCAAAAGGATATTTCTGAGAGTGGCCAACCTGCGGCAACTCAGTTCTTGACAGAGAGAAATAAAAAGTCACAAATTGAAACAAAAGGTTTTACTTTCTAGGAAAATGTGATATAATAGATTTTTAATTGGAGATAATATGAGTACTAATTGGGTTCAAGATATTGTAGAAATGCATGAAAAGTTTGGTGTTAATGGGGTTGTATCTAAATTTGACGGTGAAAAGCTTAAGAAATTCTTAGAGTTTCGTATTGGTTGTCTACAAGAAGAATTAGATGAATTAAAAGAAGCTAAAACTGCAGATGATGCTGTAGATGCTTTAGTAGATTTAATTGTATTTGCAATTGGTACATTAGATACTTATGGAGTAGATCCATACAAAGCTTGGGATAGAGTTCTAGTAGCTAATTTAGTAAAGGAAGTAGGTATTAAAGAAGGTCGACCTAATCAATGGGGACTTCCAGATTTAATGAAACCAACTGGTTGGATCGCGCCTACGCACGTTGACAATGTTGGATTGTTTGCACAGGTTTTTGATTAATAATGTATTCACTAACAGTTTTCAAGAGTATCTTTGATAATAAAACTGATATTCGTGTTGACTTTAATACATTTGAAGAATTTGAGAGATCTTTGTATCATCTCTCAACTTTGAATGGGTACAAAGCGAAAAAGGGTGAATTCTGTAAAAAGACCTCACCTCTTATTTCACCGGCGACCTATACTCCTGGTACTACAAGAGCTAATGCTAATGTAGTAAATTGGGGTAAGTGGGCTGCTATCGATGTAGATACACATGAATTTGAAGGAAACTTAGAAGATGAACTTTATCGACGGTTTGGTGATTGGGATTACATTTGTTATAGTACTGCAAGCAGCACTATTGCATGGCCAAAGTTTAGACTCGTGTTCCCACTTACTCGACTTGTTGAGTCGAGTGAAATCAAACACTTCTGGTTCGCTCTCAACTCTGAATTTGGATGCATGGGAGATCTCCAAACTAAAGACCTCAGTAGAATGTATTACGTCCCTGCGCTATACCCTGGTGCTAATAACTTTATCTTTAGCAATCGTGGTGCCTATATTGATCCTACGGAGTTAATGTGTAAATATGAATTCACTGCACTAGTTAATAGTAATTCATTTATTGATAGATTACCGGATGAACTTCGTGATGAAGTTATTAGTCATCGAAAAGCTAAGTTAGAAGAAACTAAAAGAGATTATAATTGGAATTCATATAAAGATTGTCCATTCGTAAACCAAAAATTAGTCACTGAGTACAAATCTATATCAGGTATGGATGGTTCTGGTAGATATTCTATGATTTATAAACTCATGACATCAATTGCTTGCTTTGCAGTTAAGAAGCAGTATCCTATAACTGAATATGAAATTGTTCAGTTAATTCTACAATTAGATAGAGAAACATCTAATATCTATGCCAAACGTCCTTTGAATACTGAAGCAAGCAGAGCTATTGAATTTGCTTATAAAAATATGTAAAAAAAACGTTTACATTACCTAAATTTATGTTATAATAGTCTCAACAAATAAACTTATTGAGGAATATTATATTATGGCACAAATTAAAATGATTGAATTAGCTGAAATAATTAAATCAGTTTTACCTATATCTATTAAAAACTTTAATGAGATTCGATTACCTGCACTAGAATATGCTTGGGGTAGATCATTTATTGATGAAATGGCAAATGAAAAACATGTCACAGTAGAAGTTGGAAAGAGTTATGTACGTCCATTTAACAATGAATTATATCGTAATATTATTGATAAAGTAAATAATTTTCAAGAATATACTACAGATGGTTATGATTTTACTTTTTGTGATATACCTGTAGAACATAAAAATTCATTTACTATAAAATGTAAAGGATTTACTGGTAGCGGTTTTGATAAGACACCTTGGCATTTACTTCTAAAATTTGATTATGATATTAATGGTAGAATTAAAAAATGTTTTGGTTGTATTATTGATACAGAAAAAATGGAAAACACCTGGTCTGAAAGAAATACGTCATCTAACTACTCAAATTTAAAATTGACTAATGATGATATTAAACATGCAATTATTATTATGGGCAATTTAGTTAAAAGTAGAAAGTTTGCTAATGAAGTATTAGAAACGGTATTTTAATATATGTCAACTACTCATGAATTAGGCCAATTAGGTGAAAGATTTGTAATGCATGTTATGAATGTTACTTTATCGGAAGATAAGTATGATACTAAAAAAGATGGGATTCTACCTGATGGTTCAGAAATAGAAATTAAAACTCAGAATAGACACCCAACTAAAGATATGTTTACTATTAGTTCTGTTAATAATGGTAATGGATTAAAAAATATAATTAAATGTTTCACAGTAGATAAATTAGTATTTTTAGAATATGATTCAACAGATTTTATTAGAATTTGGCTATGTACAAATCGCAAAAACTATGATATATTTACTACTACGACTGGTAAAGAAATGATAGGATTTCCTATATCAGAAATGGAATTATTACATAAGATTGAATACCCTGAATTAGCAACAAAAATGAGATCCCTTTCACAATCAACTGTATTTAAGAGATAATTATGACATATACAAGACCTTCAGCAAATATTTTATTAGAAGCGGCAGAAATTCAGGAGAAAAAAGGCCAGGATTATAATAACTCAATTTCTAGAGTCCAACAAGCAGACTATTATGTTCATGGTGTATGGTCTATTATGGATACTATTAATGGCAAGTATCTAAGAATGGTATCAGTACTTGAAACTATGGAAGCAGGTGGTAAAGTTAATTATGAATCAGTCGAAGATTCTGCATTAGATCTTATTAACTATACATCATTTCTTGCTGCATATATGCGAGGTGAAGTACCAGGTCAAAGACCAGATCGCGATATCTTTAATAAACCCAATGATTCAACTTCGCCATTAATTCCCACTGCATTTAGAGTTGAACCGGTAATTACTGTTGATCTAGGAGAACCTGAAGAAATTCTAGTAAAAAGAGGTTCTAAAAATGCTTAATGTTAATGATATAAGAAAAGAGTTTTTACGTAAATTAATGTTTGCAGATTTTGTAATTGATAAAACCGGTTGCAAAATGCTTGAAATTATGGGTGCATCTTTTATTGCGGTTGAACCTGTAATTTTTGGAACACTAAATACTAATTATGCTGAACGTGAAGTTGAATGGTATGAGTCTCAATCATTAAATGTAAATGATATTCCAGGTGAAACACCAGCAATATGGACATCTATTGCTACTCCAGATGGATATATCAATAGTAATTATGGTTATTTGATCTTTTCTGAAGAGAATGGTAAACAATATAGAAATGTATTAAATGAATTGAAACAGAATCCTTTCTCTAGACGTGCTACTATGATTTATACCAGACCTTCTATTTGGTCTGATTATAATAAACAGGGTATGTCTGATTTCATTTGTACCAATGCTGTAGGATATCTAATTAGAGATAATAAACTCCATGCTAATGTACAAATGAGATCTAATGATGTTGTATTTGGATACAAAAATGATTATTATTGGCAAGAATATGTTTTGAAAAAACTTGCTAAAGATCTTGATATAGAAGTAGGTACTATTATGTGGAATGTGACCTCACTCCATGTATATGAAAAACATTTCCATTTAATAAAATAAATGTTTACATTTCTATAAACTATGATATAATAGATCTATTATAACTAACTTATATAAAAGATGTCTGATATTACTAAATGGGATATACGGTTCTTAGAGATGGCTAAAAATGTCTCTAATTGGAGTAAAGATCCTTCAACTAAAGTAGGATCTATAGCAGTAGATCCTATCAAAAAGAATATTATTTCTACTGGATATAATGGATTTCCACGCGGTATCTTAGATTCAGTAGAAAGATATGAACATAAGCCAACTAAGTATAAATTAGTTGTACATTCAGAAATGAATCTAATATATAATGCCACATTCAATGGAGTAGCCCTTAATGGATCTACTTTATATGTTTATGGATTACCTGTTTGTTCTGAATGTGCAAAAGGTATTATTCAAGTTGGAGTAAAAAGAATAGTTATGTGGACTGGAGATAAACCTGTTCCAGATAATTGGAAAGATTCATGGACACTAACATCTGATTTGTTCGATGAGGCAGGAGTAGAATATACTTTTTGGAAAGAAAATAATATGTTATAACTAGATAGACCTACTTCACTAGAAATAGTGAACCAAAAATCGTCTTAAAACTGAAATATTAGGAAAATAAAATGTCAAAAAAAATTAAAGTTGCTATTGCTGGTATAGGTAATTGTTGTTCTTCATTAGTTCAAGGTCTTGAATATTATAAAGATGTTGATCCTGAAAATGGAACAATTCCAGGAGTTATGGAAATGCGCATTGGAGGGTATCATCCAGCAGATATCCAAATTGTGGCAGCATTCGATGTAGATAGAAGAAAGGTTGGAAGACCCTTAGGAGAAGCAATTTTTGCTAAACCTAATTCTTCAAGAATTTTTCAACCTCATATTCCAGAAGGTCCTATTGTTCAAATGGGAAATGTTTTAGATGGTGTTTCTGATTTTATGTTAAATGGACCTGAACACTTAAGTTTCATTTTATCAAATGAAGAAACTGTAGATGTTGTACAAGTTCTTAAAGATACTAAAGCAGATATTCTTTTAAATTATATGCCGGTTGGGTCACAATTGGCTACTGAATTTTATGCACAAACTGCGCTTGACGCAGGTATTGCATTTATGAATTGTATGCCAGTTTTTATTGCCTCAAATCCTGAATGGGAAACTAAATTTATTGATGCTGGTTTACCATTACTTGGTGATGATATGAAATCTCAGGTAGGAAGTTCTATTATTTCCCAAGCAATGCAAGAATTGTTGTTTGATAGAGGCGCCGAAATAGATTTTCATGCCCAATTAAATATGGGATTTAATCAAGATTTTAGAAATATGGAAGTACAATCAAGACTCCAATCTAAAAAGATTTCAAAAGAAAATGTTATTAGATGTCAAAATGATTTAAGAGGAGTTCCTGTTAAGGAAGGTCAATTATATGCTGGACCATCTGCATACATTCCAAGAGCTACAGATGAAAAAGTTGCATTTTTCGATATTAGAGCAAGAGGCTTTGGCAATGCTCCAATTAAAATTGATATTAGATTAAGTGTATGCGATAGCGAAAATAGCGCCGGTGTAGTTATTGATGGTTTGCGTTATCTTAAGGTTGCTAGAGAGTTGGGTATAATTGGTTCTTTAAGAGGTCCAAGTTCTTGGACTCAAAAATCTCCACCTCAAACAATGGAATATGCGGATTCTAAACAAGAATGTGTAATGTTAGCTAAACGTGAATTAACTGAAATAACAAAAAGACAACTTTCTAAAGAAGATGCATTATCTTATATGAATGAACAAATTGGAAAGGGTTCAACCGCACATTTGCAACGATTAAAAGAATATCAATGCAAGTAATTTAATAAAAGTCGGTCTTTGCACTTCTATAAATATATTTTTAAAAGGAGTGCAAAGATGAATTATTCAAAAATATATAACCAATTAATGCTTAACGCAAAAAATAGAGAAATAACTAATTATACTGAAAATCATCATATTATTCCTAAATGTATGGGCGGAAATAATGATATTAAAAATCTTATAAAATTAACTTTTAGAGAGCATTATATTGCCCATTGGTTATTAAGTAAAATGTATAAAAAAAATTTAAAAATATCTTATAAATTAGGATGCGCATTTTTATTAATGTCTAAATCAAATAATGGAAAAAGAATAACTAATTCAAAATTTTTTGATAGAGCTAGGACTCAATTTAAGAAATCACAAATTGAATTTTATAATTCAGATGAGGGGATAACTTATTTAAAAGAGAGAGGTAAAACTCGCAGTCAAAATAGAAAAAATTTATTTTCATATCATTTTTATCATGAAACTTATGGCGATTTTTTATTACCTACTATAGATTTAGTTGAGTTATTTCCTGAACAAAAATTAAATTCATCAAATCTTGTAAAAGTTGGAAAAGAAGAAAGATCCTCAACTAAAGGATGGATATTATTTAAAAATAAAGATATTGGAGTTTCTGGATTTTTAAAAAAGAAAAAAGAAAAAATGAGTAACTCTGCTAAAAATAGACAAAATGAAGTTTGGAATAAAGGTATTTCAACAAAAATTATATAAAATAGGTGATAGAATGAATAGTATTAATACTTTTGATATAGATGGTGTCATATACATGGGTGAATACGGAGGTGTTTACCCAGGTCTTAATGATATTATTATAACCGGTAGATCTTTTGAGGAATCAGAAGAAACACTACATATGCTTAATAAGAAAGGCATTCATAATAAAGTAATGTTCAATGAATTGTCTTTTGATAATAAGAGTAGAGAGTCTTCCGGTATTCATAAAGGAAATACTATCCTTAAATTAGAACAACAAGGACATAAGATTGGTATTCATTTTGAAGATGATCCAATTCAAATTGCAGAAATTAAGAAAATAGTTCCGCATATTAATATTGTGTATATGCAACATGACTTAGTTGAAAAAGAAAATGTTCGTCATATTAAGGATACAGAATGATAGATGCAACAGGTAAACAGTATATAGAAGCAAACAACTTTGTATCTAATAATCCTGATTATCCTATTGATAAGTACTTCTCTATATGTGATGTAGAGAAGTTTCTTGACTTCAAGTATTTTGTTGAACAGGTTAACAAAAGAACTGAATGGCAATATGGATTAACAGACAAATATGAGTATACAGAATATGCATTAAATCCTGATACTGAGTATTTTCATCCAATGATTACATGTGATGATCGTATGGTCTATATTATGAAGAATATAGTATCATTACCAGATGAAAAACTCTCGATTCATAATAAGATTGGTAATACAATCATCTCGCATTTTTATGGAGCACGAGGTATCCATCAGATTGCTACACGAAATAATGATCCACAAACTGCACACGTTGATTTTGAGAACTATTTTACCTCAGGCGAGCGTACCCGCGTACGGAAGAATCTAGAGTTAGCAGCATCAATTAAGTTGCCAATCTATGGATCTACTGAGTTGCGCACTTCTTTATTTGGAGCAGCAAATAAGTATCAATTACAAAGATTTGGTCCTACTGCAGATAAAGTACATCCAGGTAATATCATGGATTGGGTAGCAGGATTAGGAGAACGAGGATTCTTTAATAGAATGCAACAATCAGATGCTGCTTCTAATACTTTTAAAATATTAACTGAGATTGAAGGTATTGGATCTTATTATGGTTACCATTGTACTACTTCTAATTCAGTGAATCCAAAACTATCGTGGGATAATGATGAGAACTTTGTTAAACCTGGACCTGGAGCACAATACACTCTTAAGTTATTGTTTCCAAAAGCTTCATCAAAGGAAATAACAAATGGAGATCTTGTAGTATGGTTCAGACATAATCAAAAGTTCTTTGGGTTCGGAGATATTAAGATTCATGAGCATTTTCATAATGTGCTTGATCATACTGGTAATAAGATTCTAAGTAAAGACCAGACTGAGATGATGACGTACGGATCGGAGGTCGGCATGTGCCAGTATGGTATCTTCTGTAAGATTAGACATGATACTAAAGCAATTGAACGCCGCAAGGTTGCTCGATTAGGTTCTCGTGATATTGAAAAAGAGTTGTACAAAGCCGAGCAATTAGTATATAATAAACAAAATACTGCAACTTTGGACTCTTTCTTTTAATGAAAAAATATGCTTTAGATTTATTACCCGGTAAACTAACATCTTCTCAATATTCACATAAATTTGGTTGGGCTATGCTTAGAAAGGTCCAACTTGAAGATGCCTTGAATATTGAGATCGATGTTCTCCATGGAGAGTCTTGGGAGGATTATGATACTGTATTTCTATATCATTCCATGGAACAAGATGGAGAAACTCTTAATCTCTTTGGAGGAGCAACTAAAGAAAATGCTGTATTCTTCGAGCGAATATTAACATATAAAAATAAGTCATTAGTATCTCTTGATATCCCTATGCCTGATTATGGTAGACTATGTAAGAAAAGGTTAAAGAATGCCGATGAATACTGGTCTGCCATAGATTGGGACGCATTATCAAGTGTTTGTAACTCTATACCTGAAATGATCCATCCTGAGACTACAAATAAATTAGTATTAGGTGATAGTCATTCATTTTCTGCTTACCAACCTGGATATATGACTTTCCGTAAAGATGGTAGAACTCTTGCGGGTGTATTGCGAAAAACTATCTCAAAAGAAATAGATGATTTCATGCCAGGATTACGAGAAAACCTTACTCATCTTACGTGTTATTATGGTAATATTGATATTAGACATCATATATGTCGTGAAGAGAGTCCAAAGTCATATGTTGATGATTTAGTATCTGAATATGAGAATCAAATAAAGGTATTAAACATTAAGAATATTGAAGTTGTGTTACCATTACCTATAGAAGATGAGACTCGCAAATTGCCTAAAACAGGTTGGTATAAAGGTACTCCATTCTTTGGTTCTAGACAAGAAAGAGATACCATAAGACAATATTTTACCAATGCATTAATACAAATGTGCAACAGAAATAATTGGTCAGTTTTTAAATGGCCTGAGCAGTTCTATACATATAGTCCTATTGAGTTTATGCAGACATGCATGGAACGTCCAAAATCAGTACATCTTGCGCCAGTAAATCATCGGTTTGATTATTGGAATAAGGGTATTAAGCAACAAGAATCTACACTTGAGGATTTCTTTTGATAAATATATAATTAATATTATAGAAGAATTGTTATGTTACTTGATTTAGTAAAGAAAATTGCTCAATTAACTCAAATCACAAGTAAAGGAAATGATGTTATTATCAAATCCAAAGATAGATATGCTTCTAAGAAAGAAGTAGAAAAATATCTTATTAAAAATAAATTTGAATATACAGAAACATTTAAATCTAGTAAATCATCTTCTATTAATGTAATTACTGTATCATTATATAAAGGTGATATTATATTCAAACCAATTACTGTAAAAGGGGCAGGTGGTTTAAATTTTGAAAAGGAACTTCTTGTTGATTTACAAAATACATTAAATGATGCTAGTGATGCTAATATTACGCATAAAGATGTAATTTCAAGTATGAATTCAGTATTAAATTTTGATTTAAAGAATAATAAATATGAGATTATTCATGAAGGTTCTAAAAATCAAAAAAGAGAATTAACATTTAATGCTAATAAGTTAAATGTTTCAAATTCAATAGGATCTGTATTAACAGATTTAACCATAAAAACAACATCTAAACATAATGTAGTTAGTAAAACATACTTATCACTAAAAAAATCAAAGACATTTTACATATTAAATGCATCAATTTTTAAAATATTTTTAGATAATAGTAATAAAACTAAATTATGTGAATATTTTGGTATTGATGGTCAAAAATGGGGTGGATTTGGCGATGAATATAGATGCATTACTAAAAAAGCAAATTATGTAACTGTATCTAAGAATTTTTCAGATTTCTTATCAGTAGCTTATGGTTCTGATGTTGTTATAGTTCATAAAAAAGTTGATAATAATGTTTATGTAAAACAACTAAAAAGTAATGCGATAGTTACTATTAGTAATTTAGATGATGATTCATACATATATCCGGAAAAAGGTGTTAGAAAATACGCTGCAATAAAGTTTAAGGCTATAATTGCCGGTACAGCACATAATGTGGCATTTCAATTTCGTGGTACTACTGCTGCAGATGTAGGTCCAAAATATTTAAGAATTTTAATGGAAAGACTTTAATTAAAGTTTTATAAATATAGAATTAATTAAAAGGAATAATATGAAATCGTTTGTAGAATTTATAACAGAGGGCGGTAATGTATTTAAGGATAAAACTGCCTCTATCAAATTGGAACACATTGCTCCTACACTTGAAGCATATTTCAAAGAACTTAAACAAATCTTTCCAAAGAAAGCCGCAATATTTAATCTAAATCATTTCAAACCATTAGGTTCAGTCGGTAAAAAACCGATGTCGGGGGATATAGATCTTGGTATTGATTCAAAGAGTTTACTTGATCATACTATGTCAGATAAATCTATGTCTGATTGGAATATTGATCCTAAAGCAGTCCATATAGAATTTGCTAAGTTAGAAAAGAGAGCAAAGTCTGCTTCTCCTGAAATGCTATTGATGAAAGCATTTCTTAAAGAACTAACATTGTATATTAATTCACATGCTCCTTCATTATATTGTGATGAAAAGAAAGTTACAAATGGTAACATCTTCGGGTTATATCCACAAATTAATGAGAAAGGATATGAAGTTGGTATTGGTGTTCAAATTGACTGGATGATTGGTGATCTACAATGGTTGACATTTAGTTATCATTCTGCTGCGTATCCTGCAAATTCTAATGTGAAAGGTTTGCATAGAACCCAATTGATGCTGTCTGCATTTCAAGTAGCAAACTATTCTTTTAATCATGTAACAGGGGTTAAAGATAAGGAAACTGGCGTTATTATTGCTCATAATCCAGAAGATGCTTTAGGCGTATTGAGTAAGAAGTTAGGCGTAAAGATAACAAGAACTGATGCTGAAGATTATTACAAACTACATAAATTGCTTAAGACCAAAATGAAACCGAAAGATTATTCTAGTATGGTTGATATTTACTTGAAGATACTTGACTCAACAAGAGCCGACGTGCCTGATGATCTTCAAGCAGATTGGAAAAAACGTAAAACTAAACTGGCCTTAACTGGAAAGTTCTTGCCTGATAACTCAGCACTAAAAGGATTGTAAGATGTCGGGAAGTACTGGAGCGGATCGTATTCAAAGTAGGGAACACTTTAAGCAGTTTCTTGCATCTTATGAAAATCTATTAAAGAAGTTTCCTGGATTTGTTTCAATAAAACCTTCTGGTTCTTATAACTCTAATTTAAGTAAACAAGACTTTGGAGATATAGATTTGATAACTCATATTGAATCTAATAAAGATAAAGCCTTAGTTAAAAAAGAACTTGCGGCACATCTTGCTAAACTTCCTGATTCAGTCATAGTTCCGTTCAAATCTGAAAGATATAAAGGTAAGAAATTCCTTAATACTGGCGAAATAGTCACTGTTAGATATCACGATGAAGAACTTGGATATTCAGTTCAAATAGATAATATTATAGCACTTGACCGAACAGAAGCAGGATTTAAGTTAAACTTTCTTGATCTGCCTGCTGAGAAACAAGGTTTGATATTAGGCTTAACTAAGGTTGCTACTATTGAAACTCCTTTACCTACCTTATTTAAAAAAGTAGGTGTTAAAGTTCCTTCTAAACTCCCTGATAATGAAGAATATGAGTTCAATTTGTCAAGTGTAGAAATACAATTAAGGAAAGTTACATATGAGCCAGGATCATATAAGCAATTAAAAAGAGAAGTTGTTTGGAAATCAAGAAGCTTTGCAGATTTAAAAAAGATTTTATTTCAATATGACCTTGATGCCTCATTTGAAGATTTGATTAAGCAAGCAAAAGTTAAATTAAAAAATCCAAGAAGTTCTAATAGAATGAAAGGTGTATTTACCTCCATGATTAGTGTTAAATCTGGAGAAGTAGGTACTCAAAAAGGTGCAGATAAAGAAGCAGCAATTAAAAAAGTAATGGATATATTTGGAGAAAGCTATATGAAATCATTCTCTGATTTTTTAACTGAATCTGCAAATACTTTAAAGATTAGAAAGGTGAATAAGGATTGGTATCAAATTGATGTAGAAAAAGATAAGTGGGAAATCCCTACTAAAGTAGTAGCAATCTTTAGAACGGAACATAATGAATGGTCTGTTAATCCTGGTAATCCAGAACCTGCTCGTAGAGTTAATGATCTAAGGAGGTGTGTTTTTATAAAACTTAGTTCTGCTAAAATATTTGCTGAAGATTTAGCCTATGCTATGAAAAATGCTACTCTTTATCCTAAAATGTCTGATGACAAATACTTCTTATAATGAAAACATTCAAGAGTTATATTGATGAATCTCATCAAATTAAATTAAATGGCAAATCAGTTAATATAACTCTTCCATCTAGATCTAAAGAAGATAAGTTAGTTATTATAAACACAAGCAAGTTTGATACTGCCTTTAAAAAAGATAAAGACTATTATATTGGAAAAGGTGGAGCAGGTTCTACTAAAGGTAGATATAAAGGGTTTGAACTATTTGCTCTTGGAGGCAAAGAAGAACTTGTGCCTGGAGTTTCTATAGATCATTCACCAACTAATAGTATAGAAGCAAGTGAAGTTGATGTAAATAAAGATGGCAATGTATCATTCACTAATGGTAGACATCGATATGCTTGGATGCGAGATCATGGCATTAAAGATATATATGTAGCAATGAATAAACAATCTATTGAAAATGCTAAAAGGCACGGATTAATAAAATGAGTGAATTCGAAGATTTCCTAAAACTTGTTGCTGAAGGTAAAAAGGATTATAAAGAAAATGATCCTGTTGGCAAAAAGTTAGAAGAAGTCAAACTGAATATCAAGTCTGATTTGGGTTCTTTATTTGGCCATTTATCTGAAGCAAAGATAAATGATCCAATTAATAAAAAGATAGAGACTGTAAAAGAGAATGTTAAATCTGATTTAGGTTCTTTATTTGCTCAATTGTCTGAGATTGCTACTAAGGTAGAACCTTTAGAACATCGATTTGATGAAGTCATTATTGAAGTTGCCGAGCAGATAGAAGAAGTTGCTCAAATAATAGAAGAAGTACCAGTTCCTGAAATTAAACCGGCATCTCAGCAGTATTCTCCGGCAGAAATAGAAAAAATACATACTGGTAAATCGTTCCAACAACCTGATCCAGATTTAGTTACTCCTCAGATGGATGACATCCGTAAGAAACTAAAGTTCATGGAACAGGCAATTGGTAAAATTGCTGCTTTAGGTCCTGGATCTGGTGAAGTTAATCTAAGATGGTTAGATGATGTTTATAGACCATCTATTATGGATGGTAGATACCTTAGATATAATGATACTTTAAAGAAGTTTGAATTTGCT